TAAAGGATTATATCAGAGATCATATTAGATCTGAATATAATTTTAGTTTAATTGAAAAACAAACACATGGTAATATTTATAATCCTAAAGAACAATCTTTTATAAGACATCAAGTTGATCCTGTAGATTTACGAAACTCTCCAGACTATACATTAGTTTATGGTACATTTGTAGGTAAAGACTCTTGTGAACTTGTAATAGAATATGATGATAATAGAAGAAAAAATAGAACTTGGCATATACCAATAAATAATAATTATTTTTATATGTTTCCTTCTACACAAAGATATTTTATTACTAAAAATACCTCTGATCAAATGAATATATTATTAACTATAAACTATGAATTTATCTAATTATTATTATTATTTTCAATCAGCTATACCACCTAGAATTTGTGATTTGATTGTAGAATATGGAAAAGCAGAAAAACAAAATGAACAACAAGCAATTACAGGTGGTTATGGTAGAGATAGAGATTTAAGTAAACAGCCTTTAACTGATGATGAATTAAATGATGTTAAGAAAAAAAGAAATTCTAACATTGTTTGGATGAACGATTATTGGATTTATAAAGAAATTCATCCATACATACATCAAGCAAATGCAAAAGCGGGTTGGAACTTTGAATGGGATTGGTCAGAATCTTGTCAATTTACTAAATATAAATTAAATCAATATTATGATTGGCACTGTGATTCATGGGATAAACCATACACAAGAGAAAATACATCAGCACCTGATCATGGTAAGATAAGAAAACTATCTGTAACAGTTTCATTAAGTAACCCAGAAGATTATAAAGGTGGTGAATTAGAATTTGATTTAAGAGATCAAGATCCTGATAAAAAACCAAATATACATATTTGTAAACAAATTTTACCAAAAGGATCTTTAGTAGTATTCCCCTCGTTTGTTTGGCATAGAGTCAAACCAGTAACATCAGGCACACGTTACTCATTAGTAATATGGAATTTAGGGAGGCCATTTAAATAATATGATAGAAGGGGGAAGTAGTACGCCACAAAAAGGAAAAAATCACGTAGAGTTTAAATCTTCATTTCATTTTCAAACACCAGTGTGGACAGCAGAAGCACCAATGTTTTTAAAAAATGCAATTAAGGTATCAAACAAATATATTAAAAAAGCTGAAAAACTTTTAAAAGATAAATTAAAAAACGAGCCAAAGTGGAAAAAAGATATAGGAACATTTGGATTATCTAAACATAGTGAAAATATGTCTAATGATCCTAGCATAAAAGATCTAGTGCAATTTATAGGGCAAAGATCTTATGAGTTTTTAGATTGGCAAGGATTTAATTTACAAAATCACAGTTTACATTTTACAGAATTTTGGGTGCAAGAGTTTAGTGAGAAAGGTGGTGGACATCACGATACTCATGTTCATTGGAATCAACATGTATCGGGTTTTTATTTTTTAAAATGTAGTGAGAAAACATCTCATCCAATATTTCATGATCCAAGACCTGGTGCAGAAATGACAAGATTATTTCAAAAAGATCAATCAAAAATTACAATGGCGTCAGGTCAAATGCATTATAAACCAAAACCAGGAACTATGATTATTTTTCCAGGTTATGTCCCACATCAATTTGCAGTAGATGCAGGTATAGAACCTTTTAGATTTATACACTGGAATGTTAAAGTTGTTGAAACAGCAATATCAAAAGAAAGGAGTACTAATGAGCTTCAAAAAAAATAAATACATGGTAATTAAAGAGGCTATCCCTAAACAGATAGCTGAGTTTGTTTATAATTATTTTAGATTAAAAAGAACTGTTGCAAGAACTTTATTTGATCAAAGATATATTTCACAGTTTACTAGAGAATGGGGTACTTGGAATGACACTCAAGTTCCAAATACTTATTCTCATTATGCAGATGTGGCTATGGAAACTTTGTTAATGAGAACTTTACCCATCATGGAAGAAAAGACTAAATTAAAACTATATCCTACTTATTCTTTTGCGAGACTTTATAAAACAGGCGATGTATTACATAGACATAAAGATAGATTTAGTTGTGAAATATCTACCACAGTAAATCTTGGTGGGGATCCTTGGCCTATATATTTGGAACCAAAAAAGAATGTTGGGATTGCTGATGGAAAAAATATAACAAATGTAAGCAATAATAAAGGTGTTAGAATCAATTTAAAACCTGGAGACATGTTGGTTTATAGAGGCATGGTGCTAGAGCATTGGAGAGAAGAGTTTCAAGGAGAGGAATGCTGCCAAGTTTTTCTACACTACAACGACCAAAAATCCAAAGACGCGAATAAGAATATATACGATAGAAGGCCTCATTTAGGACTACCACCTTGGTTTAAAAAGTGATATATCCTTATACTGGAGAGAGTGTCACCACCATAACACCACACTCTCTCCTGTTTAAGGATTAATTATGTTAGGACTAAGTGCATTTTCAGAGTTTCCGTTTGCAACAGCAGCCGAAGATAGAAATGTAACTATCACAGCTACTAAAACATCGTTAACAATAACGATAGGTAGTATTGGTATTGCAGCTGATGCGATTACAGAGGACGCCACAGCAAACCCGTTAACACTTGGTTTTGGTACATTATCTATATCTGGACAGGCTAATTTAAGCCCTACGGGTAGCCCACTAACCCTGGCTACCGGAACAGCTGTAGTTTCAGCAGACGCCAATATGTCAGTCACTGGAAACGCATTGACTATGGCCACGGGTACTGTTACAGTGACGGCAGCAGCAAATGTAGACGTTACTGGTAATGCTTTAACTTTAGCTACAAAGGACGCTACAGCGATAACATGGAGTGCAGTAGTGCCAGGCGCAACTATGGTCTGGACACCAATAGAACCTTATTAATATGGCATCAAGTTTTTCTACAGATACAAAACTAGAACTTATAGCAACCGGTGAAAAAGCTGGTCTATGGGGCACGATAACAAATACTAATTTACAAATATTAGAACAAACAGCTACAGGATATTTAAATCAATCCATGGCATCTGGAGATGTCACACTTACTTTAACTAATGGTGCAACTTCAGATGGTAAAAATGCTTTTTACGAATTAACTGGAACTTTAACTGGCAATAGAACATTAACTATGCCTAGCGGTGCAGAAAGATCTATTATCGTAAAAGATTCTACGACTAGAGGAACAAGCACATTTTATTCTTTATTTGTAAAAACAGCTAGCGGAACCACTGTTACAATACCTATTGGAGCAACGGTGGCTGTTGTTTCTGATGGCACTAATATGAAATTAGGTTTAATGACAAAAGGTTATGGAACTTTAGATTCCTCTTCTATAACTTCTTATACGGCAGTGGCTGGTGATCAACTTTTAGCAAATACCACGACTGCTGGAATAACTATTACGCTACCTACTGCAGCTGCAACCGGCGATGAATTAACAATCATAGATGCTAGAGGAACTTTTCAATCTAATAATTTAACAATCGCTAGAAACGGACACAACATAAATGGCGCTGCAAGTAATTTAATTTTGTCAGCAAATGGTCAAGCCATAACTTTAGTATATGTTGATTCAACTCGTGGTTGGGCTTTCAAAACAACCACTGATTAGGAGGATGGACTATGCCTCTTACAAGAGTTAATTTTGCACCAGGAATAGACAAACAAAACACAACCGTCGGAGCAGAAGGGCGTTGGGTAGATTGTAATAATGTTAGATTTAGATATCAACTACCAGAGAAAGTAGGTGGTTGGTCTTCTTTAGTTACAGATACGATTGTGGGTGTAGCTAGAAAAATGTTTCCGTTTGTAGATTTAGATGGTAATCGATACGTGGCTATCGGAACAGATAAATTTTTATTATTATATTTTGAAGGTCAGCTGTATGATATAACACCGTTAGACACTCAAATAACAAATGCAACTATACAAACATTTTCAGGATCAAACCTTGTAACAATTACAACTAGCGCAGCTCACGGTTTAGAAGCTGGTGATATTGTTTTCTTAGATGATACCACACTACCAGGTAGTAGTGGTTATTCTACTTCTGATTTTGATGACAAAAAATTTCAAGTTACATCTATTGTAAATGCCACACAATTTCAAGTAACGGTAACAACATCAGGCACGCCAGCAAACGCTGGTCCTGGTGGCAGTATAGATATCGCACCATATGTAAGAATAGGTCCAGCTGCACAATCCTATGGTTATGGTTGGGGTATATCACAATGGCAAGGAACTGTGGATGGTGCTGCAACATCAACTTTAAATGGTGCATTGTTAAATGATACAAATGGTACGGGTGGATCTGGAACAAATATTACACTAGCCTCAACAACAAACTTTACTTCTGCTGGTAGAATTTTAGTTGAGTCAGAATTAATATCATACGCATCTATTGCAGGTGCTAACTTACAGACTATTGTAAGAGGAGTGAACGGAACAGACAAAGCTGCTCACTCAGATGGCACAGCTGTAACAGATGCTACAAACTTTTCTGATTGGGGTGAAGCAACAGTTGCATCAACGGTACAACTAGAACCAGGACT